AGACGCAACTCGCTAGATTCCCAATGCTCTTCAAGAGCGAGTAGAACCGTTCTACGCGTCAACCCCATCGTTAGTTGTTCTGCAACTCCCATTACCTGCCTTTGATATCCATACCGTCAACGATCGCGTCCTCAACAATCTTCTCTAGTACGTCGTGCACAACCTCGTCGGGAGGTCGCAGGAAATTGGTTTCACCGTTCATCTCGCGCCACTTGAGATGCGCCGCCGCATAGGGCACCGACGTACCAAACGAGATGTCTGTGCCGTCCATCGCAAAGACGTGTTCTGCGCCCGCTTGCTTGAGTGACGGGCCTAGCCGTTGTTCCTGACCGATAACGATATCACCCTGCCATTCTCGTAAACGCTCGTCGACCGCCTGAGGGTCTGGGTCCTCAAGTGCAACGGCGATCTTGCGGTAGTCTTTAGCAAGCTCTGAGATCGGCTTAGACATAATGACGCCACCTTTTGGCAGTGTCAGCATATCCTGCGGGGTCGGTGGCAAACGTTGACGAACCCTGCGCCGCCGTCCTAGCTGTTACCGAACGATCGCGGCCACGTTGCAGATAGAGGCTCGTGACCATATCAATCACAGCGCGCTCAATATCAAACGGGAGATTGCGCACCAGGGCGCCCTCTGAGTTGCGGGCCTGTTCGGGAGTGACCCAACCGCCGGAATAGCTGACCGTGTAAGACTTGGCCTCAGAACCGACTACCGGGCTCTCAAGTATTCCGGGCACCATACCGGCAGTCCATCGCCAGACGCCACGCTTTTGGACAATGCTAGAAAGGGCTAGGACGTCGGTGTCTACGCGATAAGTGTCAGCAACAACGGGGTCTGCGTTGTCATCCCAAACGACGCTAGCAACCTCAACGATTGGTTGCGCCGCAACGGGCACCAAAGACCGTGTGCCGAACCCTGCCACGTACTCAACGACTGATGCCCGATAGTAGCACTGGCGACCTAGGCGAGCCTGAAAGTCTGCGCTAGCCTCCTCTATCAATTGCTCAACGAGGGTTGGCCCTGCCCGTTTCATTCCGGGTTGAGCTAGTAGCGTCTCAACTGTGCTTAGTGCCTGTTCGGTCAATATTGCTATTTCTCATAGGCTCGAATGTAGGCGCGTAGTTGCACCGAAGATCTGCCGCCGGCACCGTCTGCCACAAGCTCACCGCGAGCCGTTGCAACCTCGCCTGCCCGCTGCATTAGGTCGGGCCAACCGAGGGCGTCAAGCTCATCAGACCAAACAACGTTATCCTCAGGCGTTGAGGCTTTCGGTGGCGTCGTTGTTCTGATCTTTGGCGGTAGTTTGTGGGGTTCCTGCATGGGTGCCGCAGGACCGTCTACGAACGTAACCAACCCGGAATCACGCAGCTTTGTTGCATACGCGATCGGGAAGTGCCGACGCAGGTTGAGGCGTCCTGACTGGCGACCTTTGTATTCTATCCACTGTTTCATGAGTCCGCCGTCTGTTTGAACTAACCGGTTAGTTCGAGTTGTTTCCAAAAAGGAAATAGGTGCGCGGCAACCACTCGAAAGGATCAAGCGGTTGCCGCGACTTAGGGACTAGGCGGGCACAAGGGTTGCGCCATACGTGACGGCCTCAGCCACCGCGAACGCCTCAGGATGTCTCAAAGCAAAATCGACTGAGTGAAGAACACGTATCACCGTTTCATCCCGTTGAAACGCGTTCATCTGAGTGACGTTCGTGTAGGACGCCGTATCAGATTGCTTAACCTCAACGTTCATCGACTCACCGATCAACGCGCTGGACATCTCGCCGTAGTAGAGTGCGGACTCGTCAGTGCCAACGCCCTCGTTTGTCGGAATGTGCGAGGTTGAGTAGTACGGCGCACCCATGAACGTGCCGCTCATGATCATCTCTTCGCGGAACGCAGGTTGTGCGGCGCCCGTTGCCGTTACGTCGTACTTCATGGAAAGCAGACCGTACTTGGTACGCGTCGACATAAGGAACGCAGGGCGCACAACCGGAACGTCAGAATTCTCAACGAGGAATTGCAACGCGAGCGCATCAGCCACAGCATGTTCGTAGAGGACTCCAGACGAGTCAAAGACGTTACCGGCGGCAACATCGGTGCGGATACCAGACGGGGCACCCGAAAGGCCGTCACCTTGGATAAAGGCAATGTCCTCGGCAATGCCTGCAACCTGGATCATATCCTGAGTTACAAGCGCATCGAAGGCGCCAAGTGCATACCTAATCGAATCGTTGCTGACGGGCACGAAAACGCCTAGCTTCTTGTAGCTAAGCTTGACTTGATCATAGGTCCCCTCTGACGCGGGAATCTCTGCGTTCTCGGTAGGCAACCACGCCGCGTTAGCGCTCGTGACCTGACGCGGGATCGTGAGGTTGCCGTGTTCAGACATATCCAAGATGGTCGCGCCCGCTCGCCGCACAACCGAAGTCGAGTAAAGCGCGCTGATGAAATCCATCGAAAAGGGTTCGGGTAGGTATGCGCCAGCCCCTGCCGGATCGCTGATTTGAAGGACGCGTTCAACCTGGTTAGCCAAGTCGACGTGACCGGCGGCGCGTGCGATGCGCTCAACCTGTGCCCAGGCACCTTGCGGGCCGTGCTCTTGACGCGCCCGAATGTAGAGCATCGTGGCGCGCTGGAACAAAGAACCGTCACCGCCGCCGTTGCCACGCCATGCTTTCACGTCGTCGTGCATGTTCACAGGAGCGTTGCTGCGGAGTTGACCGTCAAAGATCGCCCGGCGGCAGGCCGAATATTTGCCGCGTTGCTCGGTTGCGGTCAGTGCGTTGAACGCCGCTGCAGACTTGTCGCGAGTCTCTGCAAGCTCCTCCGATCGGTCCTCACCGATGAACTCAGCACGCAAGGCGTCAACGGTCTCGTTCATGCTCGCACGCGAGTCCTCAACGGCGCCCTTAATCTCTTCTTTGATGTAGCTTCTAAGCTCTTCTTTTGAAACTTCGATTGGATCTGCCATGGCTCTATTCTCCTAAGAGGTAAACGGGTGCCGCATTGGCGCCGCGCTGTTTTGTGAATTCGTCAAGCAACGCGGCCTGTCGCAATTGCTCTTGTCTAATCTCTTTGATCAGTTGCATCAGTGGCTCGCTACTCGATAGCGCTCTAGCCGCCGCGAGGCTCACCGCATTTTGATTGCCTGGCACCGTGACGCAGGACAACTCTAGTAGTTCGTTGGGTTCCTCAAGTGAACCCATAGTCTCTACCATCTGGCCAGACCGCTCTACCATCTCCCACGCGCCCGGATAGAACCCGACGGATACGGCACGCATCATGCCCGTGCTGTAGAGCTTGAATAGCTCCTCGCCTAGATCAGTCTCTGCGAATTCAATGTCAGCCTCTGACCGGGTTAGTTCGCCGTCAGTCGACCAGTCTGCAACCCTGCCAATTGCTGGCATATCATGCTGATGACCGAACAATGCAACCGGGTTGTTATCGAAGTTCGAGGTGTTCCAATGCTGCCTGATGATCGACTGCCAACGATCGACGTCATTCGTAGACGCGACGAATCGGATCGTTCGGGTGTTCTCGTCGACGTCTAGACGTTGTGCGATGGTTCTATAAGCTGCGGTTGGCATAAGCTAGCCCTCTATCAATCTGATTTTTCGTTTTGATCCCGCGTCCTGTAGCGACCGTTTGGCGGTCTCTTCTACGAGGTTTAGTGGCACCAGGTAGATCTCGCCGTCGGTAACAGGCTCATAGCCTGCCTCCTCGCGGACCTCGTTACGGGTGAAGTTGTAAGCGTGCCGGCTCATGATCTCGTCACGTCTATCAAAACTACGCGGGATAGCCGGTTCATGCGCAAGCTTCGGGTTGCCAAAGAACGGCGCAAGCTTGATCTGCATCGTCTCGCGGTACTCGCGCACCCTAGGCTCTAACACGAACTTGCCGAATAGTTGCTCGGCTTCTTTGATCGTTGAACGGTTGCTGTTCTCGATCATCCCAATGATCTCAGGAGGCACGCCGTAGAGCCAACGAATCACGTCAGCCCAATACTTTTGCATATCCTGAATAGCATCCTCACCGACGTTGCGAGTCAACTCATGGATCTCAAGCTCTACGTCTGTAAAGTTCGGTGCCCAAGCCTTCTTGAACCCCTGGTTGCGAGCCTCAAAGCTTTGTTGGAGTTGACGCGCTTGCTGTTCGGTGGCGCCCTTCACAGTCGCGATAAACTGCGGCACGGCTGAGTTATAGAAGTAGGACTTCGCAAACTTCATTGCGTATTCGTCGGCCTCTATCTCGTCGGCAATAGCCCAACCGCCGCCCTTGCCGCGACCGTATGGATTAACCAAGTCCTCGTCTTTGCGCCAGATAACCTCCGACTCAGTAAACGTAAACTCGCCGCCGCCTAGACGCACCCGGAACAACGTCACGCCGTTTGTAGTGTCGACACGAACCCAGGTCGGCGGCACAGGATAGAGGTCAAATTTCTTTGCGCCAGTGGTTGGCAACATGACCGTAAAACACTCGCCGCAGACCTCTAGATACTTCTGTTCAAGAGCGCGCCCTTTCGAGCCGATCAACTTCGGATTGTAGTTGTTGATCAACTGAATGATCGGGGCATCGTAGTTCTTGGTGTCGGTGCCTTCTAGGACGTAGAAGTCGATCAGCATGTAGCCCTGAACAACGCGGTTAACGACTGCTCTAAAAGGCGGACTCATGACGTAGGCCGC